GGGACCTCCCCCGGTTGGCTACACACGCGTCATCGGCACGCCCGCCCCGGTCCTCAAGGGCGAAGGGCCCGCTGTGTTGCCGTCTCCGCTCGCTGGAGGCGACCGCTGGGCCGACGGTCAATCCGTCCGGTCGGGGCCGCCCCGCGCAACAGGGCGGCCCGATCCGGTCAATCCCGCGGCGTCGAGAGCGACGTCCACTCCCCGACAGGGCGCCGCGTCTGCGTCGGGAACTCAAGGCCGAACGCCCTCACGACAGCAGCACCGTGACGTGAACGCGGCGCTCGCCGAACGCCCACTCGTCGCGGAAACCAAGGCCCGCCCACACGCCGGGGCCGAGGTCCATCTGACGGCCGAGGCGCTCGAACCCGCCGCGGTCCCGGACGACAGCCCGGACGCACCGGCCCCGGTCGACGCAGACCTTCACGCGGGTCCCGAGGGCGAGGCGCATCGACGCGACGAGCATGCTGTCGCGCTGGACGACGGTCCCGTCGGCGGTCCGGCGGCCGAGGAGTCCGTCCGCGACGCCGTAGGCGCTGGCCGTGAGCCACTCCCCCCGGCGGCCGCACCAACGGCCCCCGGGGCGCGGCTTGCGCTTGCAGCGGTCGGCGTGCGGGCGGTCCGGGGCGCCGCACGGGCCGGACGCCCGGCGGCACGCGTAGCCAGGGTCGCCGGGCCCGGGCGTCTCGCACGCGAGGCGGGAGCAGCCGAGGGCGCTGTCGTCGACCTTCGGCGGGACATCCTTCGGCGGGGCGGTCGCCCCGACAGCCCGGTACGCGCTGACCGTCGCGATCCCCACGAGGAGGACGACGACCCACGCGAGGGCGACGACGACGACGTACAGCAGGAGCCGCGACGTCCAGTGCGTCGGGCCGGACGGGGCGGCGGCGGCGACAGGGTCGCGGCGCCGGACAGGCGAGAGGTTCCCGCCGCACTCGCACCGGCCGTCGGACAGCGGCGAAGTGTCGCGGCTGATCCCGCAGGTGTCGCACTCAGTCATCGGCGTGGGGGCACGTCGCGAAGTGACACACGAACCGAAGGGCCGCGCCGTCGCCCGCGGTGTGCGGGGCGCTCAGAGCGACCATCGGGCCGATCTGGGCGGCGTTCAGCTTCTCGAACACGTCGAGTTCGTCGTGCATTCGCGTCTCCTTTGTGCGTCTCTGACGACGTTCGTCGTCGCCCTGTCGAGGGAACCATAGCGCCGCGCCGGAGGTCGTCCCCCGACCGCGGCCTATACTTCCCGTCGCGGCCCCCGGTTGATGTGCGTCTCCCGGGGGCCCGCGCTTCGTCCGGGCCCTACTCCTCCGGGCTTGAGACACGCAGGACCGCGACGTGGCTGTTGGTCGACGGGATGTCCTTGTCGGTGAACGCGCGCTTGGTGACGCGGGCGTCGAACACGACAGCTTCCTCCGGCTTGCCGACCGGGGCGACCGTCACGGCGACGGGGCGGCCGAGCTTGAGGGCGTGGGCGAGGGCGAGCTGCACGCCGTCCTCCAGGTCCAGCTTCACACCGCACGACATCGTGAGGTGGAACGTCTCCGGCCGTCGGTTCTCGAACAGCGGGAGCTGTGACGTGACTTCTTCGGTTGCCATGCGGCCTCCTGCGCGTGAACGGGATCGCCGGGGGCGTGGTGTGACGGTCCGGCGCCCCCGGCGTGTTCCAGCTTAGACCTCGTCGGCGGCGACGAGCACCATCATGCACCGGCACGCCTCGTCCCCGGCGCACGCGTACAGCGGGGGGTAGTCCCGCTCGTAGTCGTCGCTCCCGACCTCGTACGTCTCGCCGTCGAGGGACCGGCACGCGTCGCACGTCCCGCTGTCGAGCACGGAGCTGTATTCCGCGTGGCTGACGCGGCCGTCGGCGAACGCGTCGACTGTCTCCGCGCGGCGGCCCGCGGCGAGCGCCATCGCGACGGTCTGGACCGCTTCGGTGCGCAGGGCGGTCCGGGCGGCGGCGATCAGGCGGGCCTCAGCGAGGTCCCGTGTGCCGCCCTCCGGGCGTCCCTGCACACGTTCGGCGGCGCCGCGGAGACGGCCGAGGATCGCCCGCGACGCGATCCCGGCGCGGGCCGTGACCCACTTGCGGAGCTCGTCGGGGTCCCGCGGCGGCCGGGCGGCCAGCTCGAGGGTCGCAAGCTCCATCGTCCCGCCCCCGTCGACGAACGCCGTGAGGGTCGGTGCGCGCCCCGCGCCGCGCTGGTTCGCGATCTCCGCGCGGACCGACACGCGGCCCCACGCCGCGGTCTGCTCAAGGACCTCCGCGATCCTGTCGGTGAGGGCCGAGACGATCACGTCCGGCGGCATCGGGATCTCCTCGGCCTCCTGGAGCTGCGTCGCCTGTCCGGCGAGGAACGTCACGGCCTGCCCGGCGGCCTCGTTGCAAAGGTCGACGAAGCGGTCGCGCATCTGTTCAATCGTGAGGTCGACGCGGCCCGCCATCGTGAACAGGGCCTCATGCTCGGTGAGGGGCCGCCACAGCTTCCGGCCCGTCTCCGGGATGACGAGGGCGCTGTCGGCGGCGTCCATGAGGAGCCGCCCGCCGGGACGTTCCCGCCGGGCGGGCTTGGCGCGCTGGTACTTGCGGACGGCGCGGCCGCCGCGAGTGTGGTCCCGGACCGCGACAGGCTTCTCCTCATCGCCCTCCGCGGCGCCGCCCTCCGGCGTGCCGGGCCCCGGTTCGACGACCTCCTCCTCCTCCCCGCCCTCCGGGGCGCCGCCCGGCGGCGGCTCCTCCTCCGGCGGGAGCGGCTCCCCGACGGGCTCCTCCTCCTCACCCTCGCCCTCCTCCTCCATCAGGCGCTCCGGGAGGCCCATAATCCGACGGACGTGCGCCTCAAGCGGGTCGTCCGGGGTCACGGCCTGCGACGCGATGAGCTTGGACAGGGCGTCCGCGAACAGCGCGAGGTCCAGGCCCTGGATGTCGCCGACCTCGACGCACGGGTACTTGTCGGTGATGTAGTTGAAGCCGACGAGGCGCGGGACGACCTGCCGCTGGATCACGGACTGGACGGTCCCGGCGAGCGCCCGGATGGCGAGGTAGAACGGGTCGTCCTGCACGGTCGCTGTCGCGCGGGCCCCGACCTCGCCCTGCCCGAGCTGCTGCCACGCGCCGAGGACAGCCCACAGGATCTGCGTGACGTGGTAGTTGAGGGACGCGAGGACGTCGGCGGTTCCCGCCGCCCCCATGTCGAGCATCTCGATCTCGACGCCGTTCTCCCCGCCCTTCGGGCCGCGGGTCACGACGTACCCTTCCTCATGCGCCCGGAGGCCCGCGAGGATCCCCTCAAGGCGCTCCGCTTCGCCGTCCCAATCGGCCTTGTCGCCGACGTAGGCGACAGGCACGCCGACCCCGGCGCGCTCCTTGGCGATCGCGTCGATCACCTCGAGTTTCTCCTTCATGTACCACGCGCGGTAGGCGGACCGCAGGACCGGGGTCCCCTCGTACGTGCCGCCCTCCCCCTCGTTCACGAACACGACGAGATCCCCGACGTCGAGGTCGACCTCCGTCGTGCCCTGCCCGCGGATGTAGAGGACCTGCGTGACGCTCGTCAGCTCGTCGTCGTCGTCGACGTTCCACCGCCAGATCGTCTCCGGCGGGCGCGGCGCGAACTTGCGGGGCACCCAGTAGACCCGCTCCGGCTGTTCGATCGTCTCCCCGTCGACGTCGACAGCGAGGCCCCACGTCACCGCCTCGTACACGACCTCGCTCACAGCGTGTCCGCTCTTGAGGCCCGGCATGAGGAGGTCCCACAGGAACCGCGGCCAGTCGAGGTGCTCGAACAGGGCGCGGCGCGTCAACTCCGCGTGCTCAAGGTGCTCGGGGGCCGGGGTCGCCGGACTCACCGACCACGACGCCTCGACGATCGGGAGGATCAGCATGAGGATCGCGGCGCGGCACACGGGGTCCGTCCGGACCATCTGGTTCGCCGACACGTACTTCTGGAGGCCGCGCCACTCCGACAGGGCCTCGAACTTGTTCACGATCTGGCCGTCGTGGGTGTACGCGTCGACGCGGCCCTTGGTGCGGGTCGGGGGCTTGGGGCCGGGCGGGGCGGCGGCGGCCGCGAACCCGACAGGCGCCGGGACGACGCGGGCCGGGGTTCGGGATCGGTTCGATGGCGGCAATGCGGCTCCCCTCAGCGGCGGAACTTGGATGCGGCGTCCGCCATGACGGGGCGACGCCGTTCCCGGTCATCATCGGCGAGGACCCGCGGTTTCCTGACCCGGGCCCGCCCGTCGATGTCCAGCCACGTCACCGCCCACACCTCCGCGTCGAGGCGGTCCGGGCTGTCGTCCCCGCTGTCCGGGACCCACGTACACCACTGGTCCTCAAGCTGCTCGTAGGGGAATTCGAGGCCGAGGTTCCCCATCCGCGGGTCGTCGACGAACGCGTGGTGGTGGATGCCGCGCTCAAGCAGGAGGGCGACGGGCTCCGCACGGGTCCGTTTCCCGCGGCTCGCGGTGACGACGTCGACCGGGATCCGCGGGTCCTCGGCGTTGAGCATCGCCTTCACCCACGCGCCGCCGTTGTTGCCCTCCACGACGATGACGTCGGCGTTGAACTCCCGGTACGCGGCGATCGCCCGCAACGCCGTGTCCCGCGGCGACAGGCGACACGAACGGTCGGCGAGGGTGTATCCGTGGCCGTCCATCCCCTTGCAGACCACGACGATCCCCATCTCGGCGCCGCCGTCCTGCCCGTCGTTGTTCGCCGGGTCCATCCCCACCGCGACGCGGAGGCGCTCGCCCTCCGGCGGCGGCGGGGTGCGGGTCGCGTCGAACATCGCGCGGGTCGACAGGGCGCCGGGGACATCGTCGAGCAGCTCCGCTTGCAGCTCCTGGCGGCCGAGGCGCGTCCCCTCAAGCGGCGCGATCACCTCCTGGAACCATGCGGGCGCGAGGTTCGCGACGTTCTCGTAGCTGGTGCCGCGCGTCACGACGCAGTCCGGGTTCTTCATCAGGGCCCGGACGGTGCGGACCGGCTTGGGGGTCGTCGTGATCACGGACCGCGGGTCCGGGGGGAGCCGCAGACCGAACAGGACCTGTTCCCACGCCTCCGGGTACCGCCACGCCGCAAGCTCCTCGGCCCACACCCACTGATGCTGCTTCCCGCGGAGGCGCTCCGGTTCGTCGGCGGTGAAGATCGTCGTGCGGGCCCCGGACGGCCACAGGATCCGCCGCTTGCTCGGCTGGTACCGGGGCCGCTCGTGCTTCGGGCAGATCGCGAGGACCCCGCTCTCGCCCTCCACCATGATGTCGCGGGCGTCGTCGGCGGTCGGCGCGACGAACGACAGCCATCGGTACCGGCGGGACGCGGCCCTCGCCTCCTCCGCGCCTGTCCTTGTCTTGCCGAACCCGCGCCCGGCGAGCACCAACCAGTGGCGGTGCGGGGCTGTCGGCCTCAGTTGGTTCGGCCGGGCCCAGAACGCCCACGAATGGGCGAGGCCCTCAACCGTCGTCCCGAGGCTCTCCGCGATCAGCTCCAGCGCGAGCGGGCGCTGCGATGCGGGCAGCGATGCGGTCAAGCTGGCCCATGAGTTGCTCGCGAGCGTCTCCGGGGTCCAGCCCAGGGCCGCCATCGGGTCCGCCGCCCGGTTCCTCGTCGTCCTCGCCATCCAGTCGCCTCCAAGGGGTGAAGATCGCCGGGGCGACCCGCTCCAACCACCACGTCAGGGCGCCGAGCTGCGCCGGGTAGAACTCCTCCTCGATGATCGTTGAGCCGTCGAGGTCGACGCGGGTCGTGCGGCGCTTCACCTCGCCGCCGAGGCCCAGCTGCTGAACCTTGAGGACAGCCCGGGTGATCGCTGTCCCACGGGCGGCGGTGAGGCGCGCCTCCATCGCAGCATAGGGCTCCCGCCCGGCGCGGCCCTTGCTGCGCCACCCGTAGAACGTCCGCTCGTTGACGCCGCAGCTCGCGGCCGCTTCGGTCGGCGGGGCCCCGCCCTCGACAAGACGGACGATCCGGTCGATCAGGGCGGGATCGTTCTCCACCGCCGAGGTGCGGGCCAACTACAGGGCCTCCGCGAAGACGTCGTAGCCCTGCTCGCTGTGGATCGCCGCCATGTCGAGGAGGGCGACGCGGGCCTGCGCGAGATCTCCGGCGTGGAGGTGGGCGGTGAACCGGCGGGCCGCCGCGACGATCCGGGGGTCGGGGTCGTCCTGCGCGAGGTACAGGGCGAGGGCCCGCTGCACGTCATCCACGGAGCCGCGCCGCGTTGTGGGCCTCCTTGAACGACGCCTCCACCTCGGCCTCTTGGGTCGCGGTCCCGCAGTCCCGCATCTTCTCGCGGTAGTAGCAGACCAACGAGATCCGTTCGGCGTCGGGGGAGACCAGCTGCAACGGGATGTTCCCGTGCCACTGGTGCGCGTCGAATAGGATCACGTCGCGGTCGCGGAGGTCGACAGCGACCCGGAACTCCGGGAACACCAGCTCCCCCCCCGCGTAGTCCCCGCGGCGCAGGACAGCGAGGCACGAGAAGCCTGTCGCGAGATCTCCGGCGCCCTGGTCGTCGTGAACGACGTCCCCTCGATGATCCACGACGCGTCGGTCTGCGCGACCTGCTCAAGCTGGTTCCGGACGCGGTCGGGCGGGGCGTGCTCCGTCCACAGCTCGCCGAGGGCGTTGAGGACCGGCCGGATGTTCTCGAACCGATCGGCCTGCTGCGCGTTGAACGCTGTCGTCCGGCAATACCGGTGGCGGCGGGAGCGGTCCATCGTCCCGATGACGGCGCTCGCGATCGGCATCGCCGTGTTCGTCTCCCCGCGCTTGCGCATCGGCGCGCCCCCCGCGGTCCCCCGGTTCCTGGTGACCTTCTGCTTGAGGCGGTGCAGGTCCGGGTACGCGTCGTCGCAGACCTCGCGCGGGAGGGCGCCGGGGAGGTAGACGGCGAGCGGGCGGCCGTCGGGCCCGGCTATCCGTGTCGGGCCGGTGAGGAGGACGTTGAAGTCGTCGGGGGTCAGCATCTTCCCGACCTTCTCGGCCAGCTCGTCGGCGGGGATCTTCGTCCTGATCCTCAGCTCAACCACCGGACGTCCTCCTCGCGTAGCTGCGCGGCGACGGCCTCCGGCGGCCGGGCCGCGTCGATCTCCACCGCATTGTAGGTCTGCGCGAGGCGCCTGCACTTCGTCTGTCGGCCCTTCACCCAACTCGCGGACTGTGCGGACCCGCGCGTCAGGCGCCGCGTCGCAGCAACAGCGGGGCCGGAGAGGTGCGCGACCCGGACGTCCCAGCCCTCCGCCAGCAGACCCCCGATGAACGCCTTGTGCGCGAGCCTGTCGCCCTCAGCGAACCACGTCGGCCAGAGCGTCTCCGACGCGAGGTGCCGGAACACGCCGGGGGCGGCGGCCATCCCGAGGGCGTCGGTGCCGCTGAACGCGTCGCGCTGTCGCCCGATCTGACGGATCAGGAGCGGCGCCCCCGCGGGGTCGTGGAGGGTGTACGGGCAGGCGGGGGCCCGCGGCGGCGCCCCACCCGGCGCC